CTTTCTCCTCTAGGGTTTAAGTTTAACATTAAACGAACCCCTGGGCTGAACTACTTTGTTCAATCGGCTTCTATACCTGGTATTAGTATCGGTGTAGCAACACTTGGTACACCATTCGTTGACTTACCATTTACTGGTGTAAAGAATACATACGAAGACTTAGTAGTTACTTTTAAAGTTGATGAGGAATTGCGCAACTACAAAGAACTATTTGACTGGATGATAGCAATAAGCTTCCCAGATGATTTTACTCAGCACCAGCAAATAGTAAATGCTAGACCAGGTTCCGGGGATGGTATTTTTTCAGATGCTACTTTGACTGTGCTAAGCAGTTCTAAAAACCCTATTGTTGAAGTTAACTTTAAAAATCTATTTCCTTACAATCTGTCAGAGCTTAAATTCAGTTCGAGTGAAACGGATGTAAGTTATATGGAAGTAGATGTCACCTTTAAGTATCAATCATTCTCTTTCAATTACTTGATTTAAGTTGCATAGTCTATTATAATAATAGCAATTCGTTTAGGTAATTGCTATGAGACTAGAAGAAATTCAAGAACTATGGGAAAGAGATAGCTGTATAGATCGCACGGAGCTCGGTGAAGAGAGCTTACGTATACCTCAGCTGCATTCAAAATACTTTAAGATTTTCTCTAGTGAGAGAATGCTTCTAAGAAAACTGGAAGGCGAGTCAAAGATTCTATATCGACATAAGTTTGAATACTATAACGGATCATTAGACGAAAGTACGCTCAAATCAAACGGATGGGAGCCAAATCCTCTTAAAATTTTAAGATCCGATATACCGATGTACTTAGATTCTGATACCGAGCTTAGATCATATCAGAATAGAATCGAATTGCAGAAAGAAAAAGTAGAGTTCGTTGAGTCTATCATAAAGTCTCTACCTACAAGAAGCTATCAGATCTCTCAAGCGATAGCATGGGAAAAGTTTAAAGTAGGGGCTTAATGTCAAAAATAGTCATAGAGAAAATTAATGATGTAGTTATTAAAGCCCACTGCGATCCAGATGTAGCGCAGGAGCTTTCTGACTATTTTACATTTTCTGTTCCAGGAGCGCGCTTCCTGCCCGCCGTGCGCCGCAAGGTGTGGGATGGTAAAATAAGACTTTTTAGTTCTGCCACTCGTACTATATACGCAGGCCTAAGACTTCACATTGAACTCTTTGCCAGGGAAAGAAACTACGAAGTAGATTTCTTAGATAGAGAGCATTTTCTTGATCAAGAATTTTCACTAGTAGATGCAAAAGAATATATTAAGTCACTTGAACTTACTTTAGAGCCTAGAGACTATCAGATAGAAGCGTTTGCGCATGCGGTAAGAAATAGACGATGCGTGCTATTATCTCCAACTGCATCGGGTAAATCGTTAATAATTTATATACTGAGTAGGTATTTCTATAAGAAGAAAACTCTTATAGTCGTACCTACTACTTCCCTAGTACATCAAATGGCATCTGACTTTGAGTCATATAGTGGTATGGATTCGAATAAGTTTGTTCATAGAATCCTATCTGGAGCAGAGAAGGATACTGAGTTGCCTTTTGTCATCTCTACCTGGCAGTCCATCTATAAAATGCCAAAGAACTGGTTTAGTCAATTCGATACAATTATAGGGGATGAAGCTCATCTATTTAAAGCTAAGAGCTTGACATCTATAATGTCAAAACTTATTGACTGTCCTAACAGATTCGGCTTTACTGGTACACTAGATGGTACACATACTCATAAACTAGTTCTTGAAGGTCTATTTGGACCAGTAAAGAGAGTTACATCTACTGCTGACTTGATGGAGCAAAATCATCTTGCAGAACTTAAAATAAAAGCTATCATACTTCAGCATTCCGATTCGGCAAAGCAAATAGTTAAGAATGCAGACTATCATACTGAGATGGACTATATAGTATGTAATCCAGCGAGAAATAAGTTTATAACTAATCTAGCGTTGTCTCTTGAAGGCAATACACTCCTTCTTTTCCAGTACGTTGAAAAGCACGGCAAAGTTCTTTACGATATTTTAAAGCAAAGCGGTAGGGAGGTATACTTCGTATCAGGCGAAGTAGATGGTGAGATTAGAGAAGATATAAGACTTGCAGTTGAGAAAAGCGAAAATTCAATCATAGTAGCATCCTACGGTACATTCTCAACTGGAGTTAATATTAAAAACCTTCATAACGTCATATTTGCTAGTCCTTCGAAGTCAAGAATTAGAAACCTTCAGTCGATAGGTAGAGGTCTTAGAAAGAGCAGTACTAAGAATACCGCTACATTGTATGATATTGCAGATGACCTAACCTGGAAATCAAAGAAGAATCATACTATACTACACTTCGCAGAACGAATAAAGATTTATAATGAGGAAAAGTTCAATTATAAAATCTATAACATAGGACTTAAGGACTCATGATTACACTAATTAAACTCATAGATGGTACTGAGATCGTCGGAGAATCAACTCAGACTGGTGATAAGGTAGTAGTAAATAATCCCTTACAGATTAATTACTTTGTGCGTTCGCCTGCTGCTCCACCGGTTATCTCAATGCATAGATATATGCCTTTTGCAGGCAATACAAAGTTTTCATTCTATATTGATCATATTGTAACACAGACTGATCCTAAGCCGAGCATGGAACAGTTTTACAATGCTACTCTAAGAGATATTACAGAGTACATGGACCCAGCGCTCGATACAACACTATCAGAAAAAGCTGATGCGCTTTTAGAAGATACAGGTGATATTGCACAGGCTTTAATAGAAAAAATGATAAAGAAGCCTTATCTTAACTAATGAATAATTACTACGTCGATAATAAGAAGCTCTATGCTGAAATGGTAGAGTATAAGAAACTAGTTACAGAACACGAACAGTCAAACGGTAAGATAGGTAAGCCTGTTGTACCTCGATATGTTGGTAGCTGTATTTTAATGATCGCAAATAGACTATCTTTAAAGCCTAACTTTATTAATTACTCATACCGAGAAGAGATGATTAGTGATGGTATAGAGAATTGTATTACCTATATCGATAATTTTGATCCTAATAGAACAAATAATCCTTTCGCATACTTTACTCAGATAATTTACTTTGCTTTCTTGAGACGTATACAGAAAGAGAAGAAGCAACTTTATATTAAACATAAGTCACTAGAAAACTCTATTATATTAAACACCTTATCAGATGTTAACGATTTTGATGATGGGGAGTTCGATTCACCTGGATATGAGTTTGACAATCAAAATATGTCCGACTTTATTAGAAATTTTGAAGACGGTATAGAAAAGAAGAAGAAGAAAAGAAAACAGGGTTTAGAAGTTTTCCTTGAGGAAGAACAAGAAAATGAAGATAGCGATAGTAACTGATACTCATTATGGAGCCCGGGGAGATAGCTCTTCGTTCTCTAATTTTTTTGCTAAGTTTTATAACGAAGTATTTTTTCCGTATATAGATGAGCATAAGATTGATACTGTACTCCATTTGGGGGATGTATTTGATAGACGTAAGTACATTAACTTTGCGTCGCTGAAGCATTGCAAAGAATACTTCTTTGATAATCTGGCGAAGAGGAATATTAAGACTCATATCATCGCAGGTAATCACGACACATTCTTTAAGAATACAAACGATGTTAATTCACCCGACTTATTGCTCGGTGAATACCCTAACATTACCACTTACAGTACCCCGCATGAATTAAATCTCGACGGTACTGATATCCTTCTAATGCCATGGATATGTTCTGGCAACTATAACGATTGTTTAAAAGCCATAGATGATACGAAGAGCCAGCTACTCTTCGGTCATTTCGAGATAAGTGGATTTGAGATGTATAAAGGTTCGTTTAACGACGGGGGCTTTAGCTCCGATACTTTCTCAAAGTTTGATATGGTACTATCTGGCCATTTTCATCACAAGTCATCGCGACAAAATATTCATTATCTAGGTACACCTTACGAAATTACCTGGTCTGATTATGACGACCAGAAGGGGTTTCATATTTTTGACACACATACACGGGAGCTTACATTTGTTCCTAATCCTTTAAGAATGTTTTATAAAGTGTGGTATGATGATGTCAATAAGTCAATGGAAGAAGTTATTGTGGATAATTTTAATCAATATCGCGATAGTATTGTTAAAGTTGTGGTTAAGAATAAAACAAACCCTTACTGGTTTGATCTTTACATCGAAAAATTAGAAAAGAGCGGTGTGATAGATTTACAGGTAGTAGAGGATCATCTTAACTTAAATCTAGAAGATGATTCAGATATAATTAACGAAGCAGAAGACACCATAACAATACTCAACAAGTATGTCGAGCAATTGGAACTGAGTACAGATAAAATAAAACTTGAAAATCTATTACGTAGTCTTTATAATGACGCTGTATCCCTTGAGCACAGTCTTTAATGATATATTTTAAAAATATACGCTGGAAGAACTTTCTTTCAACAGGCAATA